CGCGGGTCGATTCCGGTCGGGGGATCCTAAGCCGGGGGGAGGGGGAGGGTGTGCCTTGATTTTCATTTTTTGATAACTTCTTGTCAAAAATTGAGCATTGCGGCGATATTGGCTAACCGTTCGGCCCGTGAATGATACTTCTTTCGCCGCGCATAGACGTAATGCGACGCGAGGTCAACTATCCATTTCGCCGCCGTTGTCCTGTCGGACAAAAGAAACACGGGAACTCCGAACGTGGCGAAGATTGCGCAGCCGAAATGCCACAATGCGCCATGCGCGTCCTTGCCGCAATGATGGCGGAAGGTGATGACCTCGGCGGGCGTCGCCGTGACTATGATGGCCGCTAGGCCATAGTGGCGCATCCGCTCCAACTCCAGATTGAATCTGCGCGGCGGCTTGCGCGGGTTGCCCTCGTACCCGCCGAGCATGGTTCCGGCTAGGTCTAGGAGGGACTTCCGTTCGATGGCGAAAGAGGTTTCAAAGCCTTTGACTGAATAGTCGCCCGTGTCGAGCGTGGCGCGTTCCGTGATCGTGCCTTCCGGCCATTCGGTGAGCGGGTCTTGTTCGCGGGTGTCCACGAGGATGGTGAGCGGTTCCTTGCGCCTGCGGCGAGACGGTTTGCGGGGGGTGTGATTAGTCATATCATCGCCTCTGCTTCTGTTAGCGGGTCTAGGTCATCCGGCGGTGTCACTTCGTCGGTGGGATCGCGTGGCGCAACGGACGGGGTGACAGGACATTCCCCCCTAAAGGGGGGAAATGTCAATCCGTCACTTCGTCCAACGGGGTGACTGTCACTCCGTGTCACCTCGTGACACCTCGTCACTTCGTGGCATTTTTGCCAATTCAAAAGGGCCGTTTCCGCGCATTGTTTCACTGCATCGGGAAGCCCATAAAATACGTTGTGATTCTTGTTCATAACCACATCATAACTCGCCAATCCATAGATGGAATGGTTGCTCGTCATGGTGGCCCATGCGGCCCTGAATCTCCGCTCTGGCAAGCCGTGTTTTTTCGCTATCTGCTGGCGTGTCATCGCCTCCGCTTTGAGCATTGAAACAATGCGGTCAACATCCTCCGCCAAAGTGTCCCGCGCCTGCTTCGTGACCTCCGCCCATTCGTCCTCGTCCAGTTCGCGCCATGCGTGGCGATTTCCGCCCGTCACGCCTTTCGCCCGCGACCATGCCATATAATGCCGCCGCGCCCCGTCAACGCGATTCCAGCCCAATTCCGCGCCGTTCTTCCCCGCCGTGAGGCATACCATGTCCTCATGGTCTTTCACGCGCATCATGGTTATGAACGAGCGGCCCCAGTTCGTGATATCCGCCGAACCTGCGCCTTGATATTCGGGGAACGTCGCCTTCATCCATCCGTCCAGCTCCTTCTCCGTCGGCGGTTTCGGCGTGTGGTGGAAGGCTAGAAGGGCGCATCCGTGCTTCTCCAGGATGAATTGCAAACCCTTGGTCTCGGCATGGTTTATCACGCCGCCGCGAAGGAACGGCGTCACATAGGCGGAATCCGTGATCGCGCCTCCGATGAACGCGAAGAAGGGGTTTAATATCACGATATCAGGCTTGCCGTCCGGCGGTTCGGCGGATAGGTGCGCGTCCAGTCTTTCCAGAAATTCCGCCCCGACCGCACCCGGATACTTGACGAAACGGACTTTGTTCCATGTCTTGCGCCAATCCACTTCAGGCGCCTGCTCCATGAGTTCCGCCGTGATGTCTGCGCGGTCGATGGCGAGGCGGCTCATGCTGTCCTCGGTCTGGCATATCCAGATTCGCAACGGGCGCAACGGCGAAAGCCCCGCGAAGCCGCGCCCCTCCGTGAAGCAAAGGGCGAGTTGGCTTGCGCCGATTGATTTCCCCGTTCCGGCGGTGGATACCCAGAACGCCGAACCGCCCCGCTCCAGCCAGCGGCCACGGACTAGGATGTTCGGGTCTTGCTCTTCCGGCACGTAATCGGGAACGTCCGCGAATGTGAACGATTCGACGGGGAAGTCCAGCCGCTCCAACGCCGCCTTGGCGGTTTCCGGCGGTTTGTTGAACTCCCATTCGTCCGGCCACGGCTCCGGGCTGTGAGCATATTCGCGCAGCTCCCGCCGCGTCCGCTTCTTCGCCTCCGCCCATTCCGTGAAGTCCTTGGCTCCTTCGGGCATCACGAAAGCCACCGCGTCGATTCCCGCTGCCCGTAGCGAATCGCGGACGGCCACGGCGTGACGCTGCCCCGTGCGCTTCTTCGCCGCCGTGTCATTGTCCGCGATGACGAACACCTGCCTTGCGCCCTTGAAATACCGCGCCCATTCGGGATCCCACTTTCCCGCCCCTCCGGCGTTGCAGGTCGCCACCGCCCCGAACCGCTCCAGCGATTCCACGTCCTTCTCGCCCTCCGCGATGAATATCGCCTGCCCCTTGGCGGCGGCGGCGATGACCTTCGGGAGCCGATATGGTACGCGCTTCACGCCGTCCATGTTGCCGATTAGCCGCCCGTCCCGCCATTGCGCCTGCCGGAAGTCCTTGGGCTCGTAGCGCGTCACGCGGTAAACCTTCCGCCCCTCGGCGTCCTCGTAGTCGTATGTCGCCACGACGCGCCGGGCCTGCGCCTTCTGGGGCGGCGGCTCCGCCGTCCGTTCCGGCATCACGTCCGACATTTTAAGCCCCATCGCGGAAACAATCGCCTCCGCCGTGCATCCAGCATGGCAATGCAGAAGAATCCGCCCGTCCGTACCCGCCGAGACGGACATGGACGGCTTGCTGTCGTCATGCGCCGGGCAACGGGCGACATAACCGCCGCCTTGCTTGCGGACGCCTTGAAGCCTAGAAACGAAATCTGAAACTGTCATTTTCTCCTTGCCACCACTTCCGCAACCGTCCACCCGTCACGGAGGCGGCGGTTGCATCCCACGCTCCGATACTCCTTCCAGACGAGCGCGAGGGCCTGCGCCGCGCTGTAAGCATGGCGGTATTCGTCCTTCAGGTGCGTCTCTACCTTGTAAAGCCTCTTTTCCATCGTCTGTTCTCCTTGTGGTTCGTTTTAAGCGGTCTCTCCGCGCCGCCAAGCCTTGTCCCCCGGCTTTCGGGCAATCTTGCCCCCCGGAACGCGCGGCGCGTTCCTAGGGGCGTTTTTGCGCGTCTGGCGCGTCAGAAGGGGAGGTCGTCGATATCGTCCGCGCCCTTGGCGGCATCCGCCGCCGCCTGCGCCTCGCCCTCAAAGGCGTTGAGGATATCCGCCCAATCCGCGATTGTGTAGTCCTTGGACGCCTTGCCGGGCTTCTGGGCCTTGCAGAACTTGGCAAGCAGTTTGAGGTCTTTGTCTCCGGGGTTCGCCTTCAGCCACTTCTCCACCATGGCCTCTTTGGTCGCTCCCAGAATCGGCTTCTTCTGCTCCGCCGCCGCGCCGAAACGCTCTATGCCCATCGCGGAGATGTCCACGAAGAACTGCGTCCCTTTCGGCCCGTCCCATTGCCGCCCGTCGAGGGCATACGGAATGATTACGGTATCACCCTCGGCGTAATCGTCCAGCGCGTCCGCCCGCTCCTTCTTGAACGTGACCTTGATCGGGTTCGGATACTTGTACCCCGTCTCGATGACGATATCGCGCTTCGTGAAGCCGGAGGGGCTTGTGAAGGGCGGCATCATGGCTATGATCTTGCCCCGCAGTTCGGGGAACTTCTTGTTTGCGTTTTCCATTGTGGATTTTCCTTTCGTTGTGTTGTTTGGTTGTGTTGTCTGGTTTGCTAGAAGTTGAGCGACGCCGAAACGCTGCCCGTCCGGCGGGCCGCGTCCATCGCCGCCGCGCCGTCATCGTCCTCGTCTGCGACAATCTGGAATATCGAATTGAGGTTGTAGCGGCGGGCGTATGTGAGCTCGGAGCCCAACGCCTGCGGCGCGAGTTTCATGTCAACGGGGTAGCCGCTGAAAACGCTCTCCCCGGTCTCGACGTGCCAAACATAGGTCTTTAGTTCTCCGTTGTTCAGCATATTCGTGACTATCAGCCCGTTCTTGGAAAGAAGCGGCTGCAATACCGCCCAAATGTCTTTGAGCGAGACGTACTTGTATTGGTACTCCCGCCCGGACTTCGTGGGGACAACCGCCGTCTCGGTCTTGCGGAGTATCGGCATTTCCGCCTGCACGGCGGCGATTGCGCGGAGAAGGGGGATTCGCCCGCACTTCGTGAGGTTGCGCTCCGCGATCTCCTGCTCTATGCCGGGCGGCACGTCGCGCCTCTGCTCTTCGCGGCGGCGGTCTAGCTCCGCCTGCGCGGCAATCATGGATTTCTGCTTGTCGGTTTTCATGGCGTCCCCCGCTAGGCGTTCTGTTCGAACCACGCCGCTATCTGCTTCACGGCCTTGTCGCTCTGCGCGGCGGCGACGCACACGCCGTCCGCCCCGGCCTTCTCCGCCGCCTTCAATACGGCGTTCAATCCTTCGTCCGTGACGGTGAGCCGCATGACGTAGGTGTGGACGGGCAACGGCGGCTTGTCCGCGTCCAACCTTGCCTTGCAAGCCTTGGCGATCTCCGCGAACTTGCCACGGACGGAAAGCGGGTCGATACGCGCCTTCGCGCCCTTCATCTGGACGATAACCGCCTTGAACCCGCTTATGTCCAGAAGCGCGTCCTTCAACTTCCGCTCGTAGTCCAGCAAGGTCTTGTCATCGTCGCCCACGGCCTTCGCCATCTCCTTGACGGCTTCGATAGGCGCGGCGGCTATGTCACCGAGCGCGGCGAACTGCTCCGTCCGCGCCTTCTTCCGCGCCATCATAGACGCGATCACGGCCTGCGGGTCGGCGTGGTAGGTGCCGGCGGCGAAGGGGTCGCTAACCACGACCTGCCGTTCCGTTGTCATCTTCGCTATTTGGTTTTCTTCTGTCATGTGTCTTGTCTCCTTTTTGGTTTTTTGTTTTGTTGTTTCTGTTTTGCTCGTCTATCCGAGCCGCCTGCCTTGCCGCTCCGTTCCTATCCATTCCACGCCTGCCCTGCCGCGCCATGCCTGCCATGCCCAGCCACGCCGCACAACGCCCTGCCTCGCCTGCCGTGCCATACCGGGCCGTGCCTCACCGCGCCCAGCCGTACACCGCCCTGCCAGCCTTGCCGCTCCGCGCTTCGCCGTCCCTATCCGTTCCATGCCAGTCCTGCCACACCGCGCTGTTCTTCGCATTGCCATTCCCAACTTCGCCATACCTGCCATGCCAGGCATTGCCACGCACGACTTTGCCCGACCCCGCATTTCCTGCCGCGCCAAGTATGTCAAGGCAAGACTGCTCACCGCCTAGCCATTCCCCTTGTCCAAATGCGAATCAATCGCCGCCCAAATGTCACCGAGCCGCTTTAGATACTCGTACCGATTCCGAAGGGCGCGCAACTGTTCCAGCGCGTCATGCTCCGCGACCGCGCACAAGTCCACGTCCTTCGCCACGTCCGCTGCGAAGCGGTACGGGTTATCTTCTGCGCCGCCCGACCTGTCCGTGGAGATGCCCACAAAAACAGGCGCGTCATACTTCTTGCCGCATTCGTTCACAGTCACGCGAAACGAACGGATCAAGGCTTGCGCCTGGATGATCCTATACCGTTGCGCCGCCTCCGTGTCATCCCAGCAAAACGCGCCGTGAAGTGGACTGTCCTTGTCCCGCGCCGCGTCTACCACCGCCTGGGGACGGAGAAGCCCTCCGTCCCGCGCGGCGATTTTCCTTAACGCCTCCAACTGCGTCACTTCGCACCTCCTGCCTTTTCGATTGCCATGACTGTATCCTTGTCGCTAACCTCGAACGTTCCCCAGCCCATGCCGTTGGACTTCGTGGAACCGGGACGCCCCTCGCAAATCCCGACCTGCAATCCCACGCGGTTTACAAGGTTCACCACGTCCGAAGCGGTGAATTGGTCGGCATCGTATCGAATACGTAAGCGCGCGCCCCATTCCAGCCATTGCGGACGAACCGAAATATCGCAAACGCCCGTAGCGAGGCGAACCATGCTTTCCAACTGGCGCGGCTTGCCGCCGTAAATTTTGACCAATGGCGTGCCCTCGGTTGCGTCGTACCCGTCCGCCTCTACGAAGATGGACAACTTCGCCATCGTCATGTGGAATCCCACGAGACGGCAGGCGGATATGCAGGCGTTGCGTATTGCGGACGCGGGGAAACCGTCCCATCCGTCAAAGCTGATATGCCGCGCACCGTTGAACACCTCCGTGAAGTCCTTGGCTTCGCGCTTCTTCTTCGAGTTGGCGGTAGACCCCGCCTCCTGCTTTTCGCGGATCATGTTCTTCGCCTTCTCGCTGAACTTGTGAACCACGAGCGGCGCGGTTCCCCTAATCCAGATTTCGCCCGTCCTGAAGTTCGGGGCGGTAATGTGGATTGCTTCCGTCTTTTCTGTATTCATCTGTCATTCTCCTGTTGTTGTTCTTGTGTTTGTGTTGTTTGGTTTGTTTCGTTTTCCCGCCGTCCGGCGGAAAGGGTTGTAAAACTGCTCCGTTGCGCCATGCGCAAGAATTGGTTTATCTGCCGCAACGTCTCGGACGCTTGGTGCGAAACGCTCTGCGCGGATGCGGTTTCAAGCTCCGTCGCCGTCTTGCCGACTATCAGCATGACCGTGCCGCCGATCCTGCCGTCGGTTTCCGTGAAGCACATACGGAGTTCCGCGCTCATACCGTCCTCCGTGTCGTTGCCGTCTTTTCTTCAAAGTTGAACGTAGGTTGAAAACTGCCAAGCATCTCGCGCTTCGCCTTGTCGTAAAACTCCTGCCCGTGGTTGTTGAACTTCGGGAGCCTGTCGCGGTAAAGCACAAGCCCGTATTCGCAGTTGCCCACGATCTTCATGTTCGCCCTCAAGACTTGCGCCGAGAAGGGCTTGCGGAAAACGAGCGGTATGTAATGCTTGAACCCGAAGCCCTGCGCCAATTCGATGTAGCGGTGCATTTCCTCGAATGGCACGAAAAGCACAATGCAAGGCGCGGTGGATTTTAGCTTGCCCGTCGCGCCTATCTTCTCGCCGCGCTCGTCCTTTGATTCTTTGCGGAGTAGCCGCTCGCAGAAGATCATAAAGTGCGCTGGCGAAAAATCGGCGTCGCTCTCAAAAAACATCTTTCCCGCCAACTCGCTCTCGCCGTTCGCGTTGTCGCCGTCCTTGTACCACGCCGGATTGCTTGCGTATGCGTTCTTGCCGAGATTGTACGGCACGTCCGCGATGACAAGTTGCGCACGCGGTATGTTGTACGCCTTGAAGTTCTGGAAATGGTCGCGGAACAGTTGCGGCTCGTAGAAGTCCCGCATGGATTGCATTTGCGCCGTGTCGTTCATTTCGCCATCCTCCACAATCCGCCCCCGCCGGGGTTCCTCTCCGCCTTGCGCCGCGCAACCTCCAACGCGCCCTTGGACACGCGGGAAAGCCGCTTGCGGGCGCGGACGCGCTTCTTCCATCGCGCCTTCTCCGCCCGCTTGCGGCACAAACGGCGGCATTTGCCCTCTGGATACCCGCCCGGCGGCATGGGAAGGGGACGCAGGTAGTCCGACAAGTCCACGGGCGGGAATGCGTAGTCGAAATTGGAAATCATCTCACCGCCTCCCCGCAGGCCGCGTAGTAGTCGGGGCGGAGCCGCCGCCGCAGTTCGCAACGCCACCGCGCCTCGCTCATGTAGCATGGCTTCGTCTTGGCGAATTGCAGGTACGAACGGCGGTTCTCGCCCGTCCTCCCCGCCGCCCGGCATTCCGGGCATTGGCGACCGTTGCGCAGGGCGACCTCGCGGCTCTGGCGCGTCCACTTCCTGCCGCACAATGGACATATCACGGTGTCGGGGAATGTGCATTTATGTGCGCTCATGGATTACTCCTTTTTCTGTTGTAATTTTTCAACATCATCCCATGTCAGCGTTCCGATGCATAACCGCCTGTGGAACGCGCTTTCTTTCGGCGTCACTTTGCAAGTACGGCATTTCTCCGGCGGGAGATTGCAGGTTCCGTCCATCGCAAACGCGCAATTCTTGCGGAAGCACATCATGCCCTATGCTCCTTCCTCCCCATCCTCGTCCGTCTCGCTCCACATGAACCACGCGGCGACGAAGGGCCACGCGGCGGCGGCGAGGGGAAGGGTGAAGATGCCGACGGTGAAGCCAATGATGGCGTTGCAGATGCGGCGGGTCATGCGTCCGCTCCTTCCTCTTTGCAAGAAACCGTCTCAATGCCCATCGCCTCCTTGAACTCCTCGAACGCACCCGCCAGAATGGCAGGGCAGTCAGGGTCATTCGGCGGATAAACGAGCGTGAAGGCGTTGCAGAAGTCCAATATCGCCATGCCGAGCCGCTTGTGCTGTTGGCCGAGCCTGTTGGCATATCCGCGCATGGATTCGGCGGCATCATTCAGCGTGTAGTAATCGTCCATGTCGGCTCTCGCCGCCTCGTCACGCATCTCGTCGCAGATGTATGCGATTTCGTCTACGGGTGAATCGTATTTTTCGCAGTTGCGCATGGTGGTTTCGTCCGCCTCGGTTTTCGGCTTCGGCTTCATGAACGATCCTGCGTCCCCAATCTTCACCATGCAACCAGGAACGACGGCGGAAGACCACCGCTCCCCCTTGTGACGGCACTTCGGCGTTCCGCGTCTGGCGCAGTCGTCGCATTTGATGTAGGTGTAGCCCTTGCTCATGCGTCCGCTCCTTCCAGCAGAATCTGCTTGCCATGCGCCAGCGCGACCGCCAGCTCAGCCCTCGCGCCCTCCGACCGCTCCCAGCCTTTGAGCAGATACACCGCGTCAAGGTGCGGAATTGCGGCGAGTTCGGCGTCCATCACGGCGCGGAGAAGGCGCGGGGTGGATTGCACCTCGCTCGGCGTCCCGAATATCTCTGTGAGATAGATGGGGTTTACCACTTGCCATCCCATCGCCTCCAGCCATTCGTGCGCGGCTTCAAACCTTGCGCGGTAGTTTTTATCGTTGCGGATACACCCCGCAATGTAGATTGTTTTCCTGTTCATTTCTGCTCTCCTTGGTGTTGAATGACTAAATCTCCTTCAAAGTTGTCGAACGACAACCCGCGCTTGATTTCCTCGTAAATCACAATCCCCGCGTTCGCCACGCGCACGCAGTCGGCGGCGTTGCGGAAGTATTTGGTTCTGATTCGCACGGCCTTGCGGTGCGGCGGGGAAGGGGTGCGGGATTCGTCGATGTCAATTATGATGCGCATTTATGATGCCTTTCTCATGTAGCGGCCCTTCGCGTCACGCGGAGAGTTGCGATGGTCGTTATTCTCCTTGCAGGTGACGATGCGGCAGTTGTCGGGCGAGTAGCCCTGCGTATCGTCTATGCGGTCTATCTGCAATTCGTGCCGCCACCCGTGAGCCAACGCCCATGTGCGAAACGCCACGAAATCATCCCATTCGGCGCATACGCGGATACCGCGACCTCCGTATCTGTGCCAATGCTTCTGCCGTGGATTTGTGCATCTTTCGCGCATCCCTTTCCACACCGTGTAGAGCGGGTCTTTATTGGAGAGGCCGTGCTTGCGTTGCCGTGCGGCGGCTTGTTCACGCGAAAGACATCCGCACGACTTCACCAGTCCAGAGCGCAGCGAACACGCCCTTGCGATGTGCATCTTCCCGCAGTCGCAACGGCACAGGCAGTTCGTCCAATGCTTTCCGCTTGGCGAAACGTAGTCTGGCGCATAGCCGATTACGACCAGCCGATTGTACCTGTGGCCTATCAGTTCAATTTTTCTTTTCATTTAGTTCTTCTCCTGTAAACAGATCAATTCCCTCGCCAATCGCGAGAAGCCTCGTCACTATCCACCTCGGCTGGTTGGTGGCTTGCCCATTTCCGCATCCTTTATAACGTGGGCTGTCCGGGCAAGTCTCCGCGTCCGAAATCTTCTTGAGCCATTCAGCGACCTGCTTGCGGGACTTGCCCTTGGGTGGGGCCTTGTGCTCGTATACGGCCATGATTGCATTGAAGGTGTCGAACCGCTCGACGAACTCGTCCACCAGTTCGGGGGACGGCTCTCCGTCCGCGCTGAAGTAGCGGCGAAGGCCAGTTGGGATAGTCCATCCGTCCGGCAACCCCATCAGCCGCTCGGCCTCTGTGGGCGTGAGGCGGCGGACGATGTAGCGCATCTGCGAAAGGTCAGTCATTAGCACGGATTCGCGCCGTTGTCCGCTCACGCCGCCGCCCGCTTGGAGGCTTGTCATCGCGCCGCTCGGGTCATAGACGCGGCCTGTCTGCTGGTCTTGCGGATTGAGGCACTTCACGCCGTTGTCCTGTGCCACGGTCGGCTCCAGCGCGGACGGCTTGTGCGAGAGTGTGGGCGAGACTTCGCGCTCGTCGCCTAGCCCGCCGTCTGCGGACTGCCCAGCCTTGAAGCCGATGGCGACCTTCGGGTCGGCATCATTACCTTCCGTTCCTGTCATTGCGCTCCTCATCGTCATTGAAACCTCCTCGTGTGCGCGTTGGTTGTAGCCGTCGTAGCATTGCACTTGCATAACACCTCCTTGGTGGCAGACGGATTGCGTCTCGCCCAGTTCCTCGTCAAACGGGTTCATGCCCCCCCCCTGCGGGTTGATGCCGTAGGCAACGCCACGGCGGGTTGATGTGCGTCCGATACGCCCAATGTCGGGCATTCTTCCGTATGCGGCGCGGTCTGAACGCCGTTGAACCATCTGAACCCTATCGCGCTCATTCACCTTCCGCTCCTTCCTCGCGGCGGGTGATGCAGTACCCCCCCCCGAACGTCGTTTGGTTGTCGCCGCCGAGCTTGCTCATGTTGGCGTTGATGGTCGCGGCCACGTCCTCGCCGTTGGAGTTGGTGCTGATTACCACGCCGTCCTTGAATCCGGGGTTCGTACCAATGGTCTGCGAGTGCGCCACGCCTTCCGCGATTGGCGCGTCCTTGCGTCCGTCGAAGGAGACGCCGTTCGCAATCTGCACCACGGCGTTCGCGCGGTTGTCCTGTCCGCTCTGCTCCGAGATTTGGCGGGTGATGGTGGACGCGACTTCGCCGCCGTCAGCGCAAAGCACCACGCACTTCCCGCCCTTGCATTGGTTCGCGTCCTGCGTCATGGAGACTTCCTCGCCAGTCGCGCCTTCGCCGTAAAGCCCCGTGTTCCGCGCGTCCATGCCATACGCCACGCCGTGCCTGTCCATGCGGGGCTTGAGCTTGTCGCCGTCGAGGGCGACCACATGGACATCATGCCCGTGCATCGCGTTGAGGTTCGGGCATGAGCCGTCATCCGTCACGCAGTTGTTTCCCTTGCTTCCTTGGAAGTTGAGGACATCGCATCTGGTTGCGTCTCCCACCACCCCAGCATCCACTCTATCGCGTCCCTCAAGAGAGTAGGCAAAGCCTTGCCCCGCGCGTCGGCGCGGCGCAGTATGCCCCGCAACGCAGTCGGGCTCAAAAAGTATTTGCGCAGGCGCGGACTCATCGGCTCCAAGACATCCGACAACCCACACACGCCGCCGTCTCTGCGGGACGGCACGCTCCATCCCGTCCACTCGCACATACTGCGCGTCCAGCACCCGCCACGCGAGAGAATACCCGCAGTCCCCAAGGTTTGCGAGAAAGTGGAGAAAGTCTCCTGCGTGTTTGGCAGACAACACGTTCGCCACGTTCTCCCATACAATCCATCGGGGTCGCAACTCGCGGGCAAGCCGCGCGAAGTCGAAGGCGAGCGAGCTTCTTGTGCCGCTTCCCTCGCGCATTCCTTCGCCTTTCCCCGCGACAGATACTGACTGACAAGGCGTGCCCCCTGCGAGGAGGTCGATTCGCCTGTCGAGAATAATTCTAGTTGTTCCATTGGTGATCTCCAATCCGTTTTTTGATACTTGAATCTTGCTCATGTCCCCAAGGTTGGGGACGGTTGGATAATGCGCCTTCAGCACCGCGCAGGGGAACGGCTCGATCTCCGAGAAGAAGACAGGCCGCATGGGTAGCCCTATGCAGGCCACGCTCATGCACTCTATGCCGGAGCATACCGTCGCGTAGGTGAGTTCACGCCTTGGTTTGCTATTGTTCATACCCCCCCCTGTCAGAAAGAGCGTCTGGTCTTGAAACGTTGAAATCGTGCATGACAAGTTCTCCGTTATCATTGGGCCTTCCCCGCCGCGTCCGTGGTTGGACGAGCCGGTGTGCCGAAGTTTCAGCGTGTAGCATTGCATTGTTCGCTTTCCTTTATCCTCGCCCTCTGCCGCCGCTTGTTCTTCCTGTTCCTGTCGGCGTGGTGCTCCGCGATGGTGGCGCACAGGAGCAGGGCATCGCGGACGGGGCCGGATTCCTTCGCCGCCTGTTCGCGGACGATTGCGATTGCCTCGCGGGTGGTCATGCGGTCAGCCATTCGCCGCCTCGCTTTCCAATTTGAATTCGTCCGGCGGCAAGGTAGGCACGGTGTATGAGTAACCGTTCCACAGGACGATGGCGGTCTCGTGGATAAGTTGCCGCGAACCCATGCTAGGGCGTTCGTTGCGCACGTCATAGTAAAGCCCTTTCGCAATCGGGCCTCGTGCGTTGCATTCAAGGCACCGAACGTAGGCGATGCGCCGCTTGTTCTCGCCTCTGTCGGACGACCACTTGTCCACGACACGGAGCCGTGAAGCGTTCGACCGACAGAACGGGCACGGGTTAGGGATGTTGTTCAACCTCATTGCGCCGCGCCTCCTTTCTTTTCCTCCTTCCTCCGCCGCGTTGCGTATGCTGGCGGACTCTGACGTCTCGGCGTTCGTATGCGTTGCGTATGGACACAATATATGCAATGGGCAATGGTGATTTGGGCATATGAACTCAATGCCTTTTTCTGCCAATCGCGCATTCTCCATGTCGCACTCAAATAGAGTTGTCACTTCGCGTCTCCTTTCTTCATGCTGTTGACAACAAAACGAGCAAAGCACTTTAGGATAGACGCACACCGCGTGTCTAACATCGCACTTGGCGGATTGTACTGTCTGTGGATGCACCCCATCGGGCAGTCGCACTTATTGCAGTGTTCGACAAACGCCGCGTGAAGGGCGTCTTCGCTCGCTAATATTTTTTTGCGCATCACTTCGCGCCTCTTTTCTCGTAGGACATTTGCCGATATTCACAGCCTGGGCAGATTTCGTCAAACCCGTCCATTTGTCTCTCCTTTCCGCTCCGCCGCTGGAGCGAGGAGCCAACGCACCAGCGCAAGTAGCTCCTCACGAGAAGCGTACGCCAGAGTTGATTTGCACGGACTCTTTGCGAGGTCGTGCATTGTTAGATTGTCTATGTCTGGCATTTTGTCGCAGTTCCTCGGCGGCTTCGCAAGGGCGGCGCGGCATCTGTCAATCGCCTCGCCATATTCGTTCCACGCGCTAAACGGCGCGTCCTGTCGCCATTTAGCGAGAACTCTTGAAGCATACTCCAGCGCCTCGCGCGTCGCCGCCGCGTTGCCGACGGGCTTATTTCCATCAGCGATAATAACGGAACCGCTATTTACATTTTCGGGGTTTTTTGTCAACAATACCGCAGGGAGCGGCGCGGCATTGACCTCGATCTCCGCCGCTTCCCGCTTCCATGCCGCCTCGATCCGGTCGGCAAGATATTCAACGTCATCATCGTTGTAATGCGCTTCACATTCCGGTGCGACACCAAAGTTTTCTTCTCGGCATTGCTTTGCGTAATTGCGCATCTCCGCTACGATGTCCGCTATCATCTCGTTCTCACTCGCCATCGTCGGCCTCCTGTTCGGTTTCGGTCTCGTCCTCGCGCCGCTCGTACCACGCGCCGCCACAATGCGGTTGCCCGTTGCACTCTCCATCATGGATGCAGTCGCGGCAGTTCATCATGCGTTTCATGCCTCGCCTCCGTCTGCATAAACATACTTCTTGAATGTGTAATTATCGCCGTCAATGTCTTTCAGCTCTCGCATCTTTTCCGGTCGCATCGGTTGCGTTTGGTAGACCCACCATTCAGAACCGTCATATTCGCCGCGTTCAAGCCACCAACCATCCCCTACAATCATCAAATCTTCGGGAACATACTGATGGCCGTATCCGTCGTCATAGTTAAATCCAGCGGCAATGCGCATGAAGTCCATCTTGCAAATCTCAAGGCCATTGCCTATGACGAAAAGCACATCATCAAAGGTCTTGCCATGCGAACGCAAGCACTCTTCCGTCTCTTGTAGCAGATTAGTCATCATTCCGCGCCGCCTTTCTTCATCGCGTCCACGATCTCCCGCGCCGGAACGCGCCTCGAACGCCGCCAGCGACGCCGGACGCTCACCACGCGGTACACCATGCCACCCGCGCAGAACCCCGCGCAGAAGGCGAAAATCGCCGCGAAAATCATGTATGGGATATGGCTCATGCCGCACCTCCCTTGCGCCACGCCACGAAGCGTACAAGCCGCCCGTCGGCAAGGCGGCGGAAGTCCGTCGCGCACCAGCGGGAAGGGGAGAGGCGGTCGAGAAGGGCCTTCAATTCGTTCCGTGATATCATTTCAGGCCTCCTTCGCCGTTGCCGCCGTTGCCGAGTTGTACTTGATTCCGTGAAGGCGGTTGGCGCGGGACGCCATCGCGTTCCGCAGAAACCTTACATAGCGATTCGTCGCCCATCTGCCGCCGAACACCGTGGCGATAATGCACGTTTTCTCTCCGTAGCGGCCCGTGATCGTCCAATAGTCGGTATCGGGATTGTGGTCGGCGGTCACGGTGATACGCAATCCGTCCAGATAGTACCACGCCAATATGCTGTTCTTGCCGCTCGTAATGCCGATTGGCCGATTTACCCCCCCCGTTTTGCCCTTAGCGTCACCCTCGGGCGGCATCGCCGCAAGCGGCGGATTGCCGATCATCGCGTCAACCAACACCTCCGGCGGCGTGGTGAATGTCATGGAATCTGATTTATCATTCATTTTCGCATTCTCCTGTTTTGTGTCCTGTTCATCCCGCCTGTCCGGCGGAAATCCTAGTTTACATAACAGTGATTATGCATTGTTTCAATGCTTTCATCTGTTATGTACCTCCATATTGTCCAATGCGGCGGTGATTGCCGCCTCCACAAATGCCCGGCGGTCGGGTTGCGGAATCGCCTCGTAAAGCCGGGCGGCGAGAAGGGTAGATATGCGGATTGGCGTGGAAGGGCCGCCACGGCCCGCCCAGCGCGTCGCCGCCGCGTGGGTTGCAATGTCCGCCCTATCGGTCACGGGCGCATTCCGGGGCATTCTGGCCGCGTAGAATGCGTTGATCTGCGCTGCGCGTGATTCCATATCCGTCATTTCGCCCTCCGTTTCGGTTTCGCCGTGGCGGGAAGGGGAGCCGCTGCCGATTGCGCCGCCAACGCCTCCAAAACCAGGAATCCAGGCACACGCCGGACGCGAATCGGGTTCCCCCGGTCATCCGTTGCGATCTGGATTGCAAGCCCTTGCAAGGCGTAGTCCGTCTGGCGCGTGAAGATTTCATTGCGCTTCATCATGGCCGCGATCTCGCACCGCTCCGCCTCGGCCCGTCCGTCCGCGCCTAGTACCGCCGATTGCGCCCGGTGCGTCAAGGCCAGGGCCTCGGCACACAACCGCTCCAGCACATCCACGGCAATCGCATAGTCGCGCTTGCGCGGGAAGGGGAGTGCGGCATATTCGGCGGGTGTGAGCATTCGATTAGTCCTCCACCAAGCCGCGTTCGCGCAGGGTCTTGTGGATGAATGCGCAGATTGCGGTTGATTGCATATCCACGCAAGTGTCGCGCTTCACGGCTTCCAAGTCTGCGCGTGGTATGCGCAGAATCACTTGCACCAAGTCCTTATCTTCGTTGTCTGCCATTGCATTCTCCTTGCCCCTCCGTGGGGCTTCGCGGATATGATACTAAATCCCGGCGGCGGTTGCAATAGCAAAATGATTTTTTTTTTACATTTTTTATTCGGCGGATTTTTTTCACCCGCGCCGGGGCCGTTTTGGTATAATGGGCGGCATGGATCTGGAGAAACTTTGGACAGGCAAGCGTTTGCCTTGGGTCGTGGCGGCGGCGGTCGTGTTCTATCTGGCCGTTATGGCGGTTGCGTTGTCATGGCCGGATAATGAGAAGGGGGGGGGGTGGAAAATCCTGCGCAAGGTTGACCCCATCACGGATGTCGAGACGGTGGGACTGCTTCTCGCGGCGGACAGGAAATTCGAAGTCGACGGGAACGAATACCCTCCGGCCTTAGCCGTGACCTTGCGCGGGGATGATGTCGGGGCGCGTATCGTGTTGCCATTCGTCCCCGTGAGCGGCGATGAAATCATCTGCCGATGGGATTCGCAACCGCCGCACAAGGGGGATTGGCGGATTGACGGCGAAAACGAGTTCATCATCCATTTCACCGACCCGTTCGAGGATGTGCTGGCAATGCTGGCGAATACGCACAAATTGGTTCTGCGGACGAAGGAGAAAAGCGGCCAGCTCGGCGTGGTGGATATAGAGTTCATCCTGGACGGGTTCGCCGCCGCGATGGATAAAGCGAATGCCGTGAAATAGCCGCCCTGTTTCGGCCTCTCCGCGCTGCGGGCGTCTCGCGTCATCAAGGGATGGAATGGCCCCGGGCCTTTGGCGGTTGTGCCGACCGCCCCGACGACTAAGGAGTATCGCCGGAAAGATGGATTTTACTTCGCCGTCTTGCCGGGCTTCGCCGCCTTTTCAGGCGTCGCGCTTTCGGTTTCTTCCTCTTCGTCGGGGTCAACCGTCGGCGTCACCGTCGCGTCAATGGTCTTGGCGGTGCGGGTCGTTATCATGCCGAAGTAGTCGTTCGTCTCGGCACAAGTGTACTTCACGCGGCATCTGGCGTTCTCCGCCACGCCGACGCGAAATCCCGTGAGGTAGTTAACGACCGCCATCGTTTCCTGTTCTGTATAGGGGAACTGGACGCCGAAGGTGAGGTCTGTGCCTTCCACGATCTTCGCCCCGTCGCCAACGCCCGCGCAGCCGCACAGAAGCGAGGCGAAAGCCGCGCAGATGAACGGGAGGGCAACGGCGCAAACGGACGCGAAACATCCCACACCGTCCCGCGTGTCATCCGGCACGAAATCGCCGCCCTTCATGTCCGTTGGCTTGCTCATGGGGTGCATCCCGCGCAGCATGACTTGCACGCCTTCTTCGCGCCTTTCGCCAACTTCTTGACGGCGGCGGATTTGGCTATCTTCTTCGCGGCCTTGGCGAGTTTCTTTCCTAGTTTGAGTTTCATGGTTCGTTTTCCTTTCGTTTCGGGGTTTACGGAATCTTCTTCACGATTCGGTCTATCAGCGACGCGATCTGCTCCGGCGTGATTGCCGAGCCAACGAGGTCGTAGATGCACGAGCGAATCGTGGCAGCTTCCTCTGCCGATACCTCGCCGTCCTTCACCGCGTCGGAAAGAGCCGCGACGAGAGTTGAGGCGCGGGCGACATTCGCCGCGATGGTTTCAAGTTTGCCCTTGTCTTGAATCTTCTCCAAGAGGGAGTTCGTGCCGTTCGCCGCCCACTTGGTTATCGTGTCGGCGGTAAGGTTTTCGGTCAGCAGTTCCCGCGCTAGGGACTGCCGCCCGGACTTCGTGATGATTTTCAACCAGTTCATGTTTTGCCTTTCATTTTGACTTTAGGAAGAAGCAGACGCGGCGGAGTGATTCAGGGTTGCACCCCGCCGCGCTTTTCCGGCACCCGCCGGAAATGGAGAATCCCGCTGTGCCTGTCGCGTGTGCCACAACGAAGGAACGCCCGTAGGCTTTAGGTGCGGAGGTCTTGGCGGGATAGAGTGTCATTTTGCGATCTCCTGTATTGTCGCGGGAGCGGCTTTCGTGACGGCGTTGAATCCGTCCTTGCCAAGCGCACCGAACACGACGGCAAGCACCAATATGAGCAATACTCCGATGATTGCGAGGATTAGGCGATTGAGCTGATTTGTCATGTTCTCGCCCTGCCTCTCCGTGGTATGGAAAAGGGTTTTGATCTGTTCCGATTGCACGGCGTCGGCCTTCTGCAAATCGCCTATTGCATCGCGGATTTTCGCAAATGATTCCTTGTCGCACATACTACGCACCTCCCGCCACTGCGGCGTCCAACACGGCGGCGACCTGCTCGTCCGTCCAGCCGAGAAGTTGCTTCACGGCGGCGATGCCCTGCGCAAGGAGCGGCTCGTCCTCGCTAATGTCCTCGGCGGCGAGATACAAGTCCCACGCGCCTTCCTGTGATTGTAGCCACGCTTTAACCTCGTCCCAAACATTATCCGCTTGCAAGGCGCGGACGAGACGGTACTTGCTGAACGTGCGCGGCGGCGGTGGCGGCGCGTCCTCGTAGCGGTAAACGCGATGCCACGCACTGTCAGCAAGTTCGTAGCCGTCTGGAATCGCAACCTTGCCTTCGGGCGGCGTAGGCGGCGTGTCGGCGGCGAGCGGGTACGCGCCGATTGCGGCGTACTGCGCGGCGGTGGGGTTGCACACGATTCCATTCGCGGTGCGGACTGCTTTCGGCGCTGGGGCGAGGGTGCGGGTGGTGGGGGAATAGGTGTAGTATTGGGTTGCCATCTTATGTCTCCTATTTGTCGGGGCCTATCGCGAAACTGCCCGTGCCAGCATTACAGAACAACTGACCCGAAACGCGGTCGTACATCGCGCCCTCGCTCACGCCCTGTTCGTTCGTGAAGCGGACGGGCTGGAATTGCCTCACGACATCCGTTCCCACCGAGACATTCATGCTGAAAACCTTTGCTTTGCAACAACACACAGCATCGCCTGCGGAAATAGCCGCAAATATTCCGTAATGTTCACCAGTCGCGCTCACTTGACATCCCATTGACTGCACGGGATTTTCTGTCGTCACTCTTCCGTTGTTCAGGTAATTTAATCTGGCTGTAATCCTGTCATGGTAGCCCATCACTATGCTATCAATTTCATTCCCTATGTAAACGCTCGCGTCGGCTTCATATACAGATAGCCAAACGCTCCAATCCGAACTTTGCGCCCCTGCCATTACTGGAAACGATTGGTCAGTTGTGTATGTTAGAAAGATACCATCAATCCCAAATCCGCTGTTTGATGTGCAAGAAACCCCCGTGTCAATCCACTGCGTTCCAGTGGATTTCAAATACTCCACCTCTGCATCGTATGGCAGTTTAGGCTTCCGCCCCAATCCCCACGCGCCCATAATCATGCCGCACCTCCCGCGCTTGGCGGCGTTGCGTCCGCCACGGACGACGAGCATTGCAGGAAGAACCGCGCCGTCTCAGATTCGCTTGCCTTCGGCACTTCCGTGAGCCGCACGATGTACGTCCCCGCTTCCGTGAGGTCGGGCCATTCGCCGCCCTCCGTCTCGTATGCCACGTCGGCGGGGAAGGTCACGGACGGAACCACATCGTTCGTCTCCGTGAGCGTGAGCCGCACGAGGAAGTCCCGCACCTTGCCAGTCTGCGCGGCGGGGAACACCAGCCTGATGCCAGTAGCGGTGGAGGACAGCGACACGACGTTTATCGCGCGGTCGGTTAGGGTTACTACCTCCGTGAAACCGAGGACAGGGGTGACGTTCGCGGTAGGGGTTACGCCGTTGAAAGTGATGTTACTAGCAAAAACCTCCTCTAGAAACGTTCCATCGGAGCCAACTGTGAACAATTGTACTTCGCCAAATGGTTCCCCAAGGTCGGTCGATACTACGCCGCTACTGTAATGCAAGTCGCTTTTCTCTGACAAACTTTTCGAGACCGACATGCCTTGCGCAGTACAACTGAACGGGAATATCGAATCTAGCAGATTGGCCTCGTTTCTGGTTGTGGGTGTGACAAGCGCGTAGGGGAGCGCGGTGTTCATCTCCGCCGTTGTCGCGTACCCCGCGCCGTTGGCGAGCTGTGCGTTGTCCGTGGGAATGTCCGCCATCGTCGGCAGGCGCGTGCGGGTGGCGGTGACGGTGATTGGGTCTTGTACGTTGTCTATGTCGGTGCATAGAAAGGTTATGCTGGTAGCATCCTCGCTTCCGCTTTCTCCGGCATCAAAGAATGAAGTTCCGTTGTAGTTGAAATAAAAGCCCCAATGTCCATCTTCATACGACGGCTTGCCTTCCTCGGGAACCACCGCCCCCGTCGGCAATCCGCTGTAAGCCCACTCCGTGAACCCCGCCACGGCCTCCGCCCGCGACAGCGCGGCGTCCGCCTTCGCCCCCTGCGCCACAGTTGCCTTGCCGTTCAAGGCAGCGGTCACCACCTTGTTCTGCACGGGGTTCTCGGACAATTCCGAAAGCGCGGAATCCACAGTCACCGCCGCAGGGATCGTCGGCTTGTCGGAAAGATCGTTGTAGGAGCCCGATGTGGCGACAGGCGCGAAGTTCGGCTTTCCCGTGATGTCGTTCCATGCCACGCTTCCGCCGCCAATGGTGATGCTGATTCCAGACGTGCCGGGATACACCTCCGCCACAATGTCCGTGCATCTGACGCGGATGGTGTTCGTGAACGTGCGCACCTTGCCGTTTGCGTCTATCACGCGGAACGCGGCATAGCGGACGCCTTTCTGCATGGCGGCGGTTTCCTCGGCGGAATAGACGATCTCGCGCGTCTCGCCATCCACAAGCGGCCCCACGAACGTGCGCGTGATGCCGTCGAATACGAACTCCGCAGAGCATCCGTCCAGGCTCGTGCCTTCCTCGACCGAGATGGTAAACTCCAACTTACGGCCGAAAGTGCCGCCCGTGTCGTCGCCAATGAATATCACAAGTTCATCGTTCATCAGTTGCCTCCAATCGTGGTCTTGAACTTCGTTTCATAAAGGTAGAACCGCACCTGCGGATTGATCGTCAGATTGATTTCGCGCCAACGCACAAACTCGTCATAACGAACTTCATCATCCATTCCTCCGGGCGGGATGGGGTAGTTTTGGTTCGCCGGTATGTGCGCATCGGTCAAATGGGGATACCGCCAACGACAGGCGGCGAGAACATTGGTGGCGTCCGTCTCCGTCACATCTGCGACCATGCCGAAATATACGGGATGCCATGCCGATGCGGAAGCGGTGGCAACGGTGTAAACGTAGTTGGTTTCGTATGACGCGCTTTCCACCACGTTCGAGTAGGTGAAGTTGATATAAGTCCTGGAATTCTGGGTCACATCCGACCGGAACACGCGCCATTCGACGATTGCGCGGGGATTCTCCACACGGGCGGGCGCAGACGTGATGGCAAAGGCAAGCCCCGAGAAACTGCCCGGAACGTCGAAAGCGGACAAGGTGAAGTTCGTAGCGGCCTCAAAAGTTTCGGTCGTGAGTTTGCTCGTCAGCACCCACGGCAAGTCTTTGCTTTCGCGTGTCCATTGCCACGAGGTAGAGATATTGTCCCTGCCGGAAGGCAAGACGCCGATCATGCCATCATAGACAAGTTCCTGCGTTCCGTTGGTGATCACCTCGTAATGGTAAAGGTTGCCAATGGAATTGGAAGAGTAGAGTTTTCCGCCGTCGCGGGAAACGATGCACGGAATGGCGTCCAGGAGCACATAACGGTTGGTGAGGTCTGCAAGCGCGGGATAATGGCAGCGGGTCAACACCGTGTTTGAAATGACATGGGCGGGTGACGTAGCGGCGGAAAGGATTTCGTCGCGGGTCAACGGCGATGCGGATACGACCGGTTTCGGGTAGACGGGGATTTTATCCGTATAGGCGGTTCTTGTCGGGCCGGACGAGCCGCCAATGCCCTTGATCACATCGTCTATCGCCTTTAGGTTCGCTCCGCCGCCAATGCCGGGATATAGCGACAATCCGGGATGTATCACGGCGACGCGATTGGTCACATCGCGGATGACAGACGATTTCAAGGCGACGCGCTCCGCTGCCGCCTCCGCGAGATAGTCCATGTCCTCCATGCGCATGGCGCGGTAATCGCCGCCGGGGCCGGAAAGCCGCCCTTGCAGGAGGTTGGTACACGCGGGTATCGTGAAGGTGTAGTTGGCGGGGTCGCTGCCGAGGGGATTCGTCACGGCGGCGGCGGTTGCGGCGATTGCGCAGAATATGGCGGATAGATATCTCATTCCCAGAAGATGCAGATGGGCATGGACGTGATGCCCGTGGTGAGTTTGCCGTTCGTGATTGTGCCGATGGTGAAATACGCCGTGGCGTCATCCGATGCCGGGGTCGTGCCTTGCGAGAATGTCACGGTCTGCGAGGCCATGTCAACGGCGATGTAGTATGTGCCGTCCGTGAGGCCCGTGCCGACGGTCACGGTCTGGGTGGTACGCCCGACCTGCACCCACGGATTGCGGAACGTGGCGTTTGCGGAATCCCACGCCCAAGGAAGGTTGGCGGCGGCGGAGATGTTGGTGAGCGTTCCGACGGGGGTGTAGTGCAAAGTCCAGTTCGCGCCCCCGGCGTGATCGTCCTCGCCGTATGCCGTAAGCACGTAATGGCGGTCTGTCACGCCCGTGTTGTCCGCCGTGAGCTGCGTGGCGAGGTCGTCCGCGCAGAATCCGGGGCCGTAGTTGTCCATGTCATGCCGGGCGTTGTTCCATCCGATGAGGGATATGTTCGTCTGCCCCGCGAAAAGGGACGAATCGAAGAACGAACCGAAATAGCGGTATGTCAACCAATTCCGCCCGCCGTAGTAGTAATCGACATACGGTATCTGCCCGGCGGACGCGCCGGAGAAATCCAGCAGGCGAAGTTCCCCTGTTGCGTTCGTGTCCACGGATACACCGTCAACCTTCACGGGTTGCGCGATGCTGCCGACGATATGGACTTCGTTGTTCACGACCTTCATGGGGAGTTCCTTCGTCTCGCCCGTGTCGGGATCTTCGATGGTGACTTTACTTAACACTTCAAAGACTGCCGATAGGCCATTTAGAATGTCGCCAATCCTCTCCGCGTTGTCTTTCACGAGTTCAGCAAGCGTAGCCGCCCGCGCCAACGCACGGACGGCGTTGTCTGTGGCAGTGCTCACGGTAGCGCGGATGCCCTCTAGTGCGGCGTTGATTGTTCCCTCGATATCATTGGGATCGACTTCAAAGATTTTGGTCTCTTTGTTGCCGTCGTTGCTGGGGTAAGTCAAAACCTCCGTCAAGGCCCCCAGACCTTCTGATTGAAGTGCCTTGGGACGGGCCGTTTTATCGAAAAATTCTGCGGCACTTTTGCCGAAAGTAGAAAAGGGCGCGGATGCGGCGGAAGCCGTGACGGCAAGCGCGGCGAACAGGATAAGCGGTATGCGTTTCATGGCGTGACCTCCGCGAAGATGAATCCGTTGGTGAGCGAGAAGGCGGCGGGGGGCGTGACGTATGTGGACACGAGACGCGCCACGGGCGTGGGGCCGCTGTAAAGCCATGTCTGGTTGTTCGCGTTGGACGAGACATAGACGAAATCGGGATATGAGCAGAAACCTATCACGGCGTTCGATGCCGCGTTCCAGTTGAATCCGGCGGCGATGGTGAGCGATGCGGGGACGTTCGCATACGCGGCATACTGCGGAACATACGCGAATGTCATCCCGTTCGTGTACGGTATGCCGTTCGTGCAATCGTAGGTCACTAGCGCGGGGACGTTCGCGGGATATACCGTGATGCCGATTTCGTTCGTGCCGACGGTGGCCGTGTAGACGTTCGCCCCGGCGGCGTTCGTGGTGATTGATACGCCGTTCGTGGCGATGTACTGCTTGACCCATGCCTGCGTTGCGGCGGGCGATGCGCCATGCGCGGCGGCGATGCCGCAAGCGGCGATAATTGCGAGAATCCTTTTCATTGGTTGCCCTCCGTTCCGTCTGCGTCGATGATGGAAGTATAGCCGCCCATGCCGTCCGGCACGGCGGAGATGGTGTGCAACGCGCCCGTCGCGTCCGCGATCTGCATGACGGGGACGGATTGCCCCGGCACGATAGGCGCGGCGGTCTCGGTGAAGGGGCCTATTATAATCTGGCCGGAACCGAGCGCGGTCATGTTGCCGTGCGCGTCGTAGGCGTGTAGTTCGTAGAGGGCCGTCCCGACAGCGGGGAAGCAAGTCCCGATGATGTACGCCGTGCCGATGCCGTCGCCGCCCATGGCGATGGGGATGTCGTAATGGGCGAGAAGGTCGGTCTTGAACACGCGGCATATGGGCGAGGTGCAATCCTCCGGGATTCCGGCGAACTGCGCCACGAAGGAGTGAAGCCGCTTCGGGCGGAGGGGCGGAAGGGGACGCGCAAGCCGCGTGATGTCCAGATTGATTTTCGCGTTTATCTGCATCATGGTTATGCTCCTATCATCATGCCGCCGTTGCCTATCTTGTCCGCAGACGTGAGCAGGCCGTCCTTTGAGAATGTCAACTTGGCGGAATAGACTTTATGTACGCCCGTGTTCTGGATGTATTCGCCCTTGTAAAGCACCTCCAACGTGAGACCGTCCGCGCCGCCAGCCGTCCAGATGTTCCCGGCGGTCTGCGTGATGCCGTCGTTCGTGGGGAACGAGCCGCCGGATACGGGCGTTCCCGTGGCCTTGCCGGGGATGACCGATTGATCTACCTCGATTATGTTCATCTTCTCGGACTTCGCCCATGAGATGCCGAAACCGGGGATGAGCGAATTGATGAACGAGGCGACCGCGTTGAACCATGTCGCGGGGACTTGGCTTATGGGTGCGCCTTCGCGGAAGTTGTCGCGCAGCGGTTTCATGGCAAGTACCCCGTCGCCCACGATGGGGCTTCAAAAATCAATGATGAAGTGCCGTCCGCGAGGTAGCGGACAAGGCGGGAGCCGCGCCGCGTGACGGTGACGCGCCACATATGCGGCGACATTCTCTCGCGTTGGATCTCCACTTGCTCCTTGGGGGCTATGGCGTAGCCCTGCGAGCCGTCCGTGAACGACTGTTTGAATGGAACGGTGTACTGCGTTCCGCCCACGTCGGTGACGGACACGTCCGCGGTGGACATGGCCTGCGTTTCATCCAATCCCACGAAAGTGAAAGACTGCTCGACGGTGAGCGATACGACCACGGTACGCGCCGCCACAATCCATTCCACCGTGCAGGGCGAGGAATATTCCCTCTGCACCACCTTGCCGTCGAAAAGGTCTGCAATGGTCGGTGTCGCCATGCGTCATGCCCCCTTCATGCTTATGAGTTCCTCCAACTTCGCGGACAAGCCCGCCGTGTTGGTTTCGATCTTCCGCAGTTCATCCTCCACCGTGGTCTTGGTCTGCTCGGCGGCGGAGGCGCGAACCATGGCCTCGACCTGCGGGGAGAAGCGGGAGGACTTGCGCCAACCCTCCAAGGTGTCCGCCATGCCCTGCGTGTCGCCTGCGGCCATGAGGCGGGAAAGTTCGTCAATGCGCCATTTGCCCGCATAGCGGGATGCGTCGCGGTGCAGGCGTTTGAGGTCGGCGGCGTAATCGCGCTCTTCGCCAATCTGGGCGGCGGCTTTCTCCGGATCGCGGTATGCGGCAAAGGCGCGGTCGAATTCCGACTGCGCGGCGGCGATGCGTCCAATGGCGGCGGAGCGGGATATCGTGTTCTGCGATATGTCCTTCTGGATTCGTTCGCGCTCGGCCTTCACGGCGTCCTCGGCTTGCTTCTTCGCCAACTTGGCCGCTTCGGCAAGGTCTTGCGCGGCTTCCTTCTCTTTCATGGCGGCTTCGAGCTTGGCCCGTTCTTCGGCCTTCATCTTCTCGGCGGCGGCGGCGTCCTTGTATGCTTGCGTGGCTTGGCCGTTCGCGTCCCAATACGGCTCGTGGCCTCCGGCTTTCTCCGGCTTGGCGATGCCCGTCTTCTTGTACCATGCGTCCGTGGCCTTGCCCGTGGCGTCGATGTAGCCCTTCTTGAACATGTCATACGCGGCGGTTTCGGGGCGGAACGGGTTGCCGCCGGACCCATTCGCCGCAGGTGCCGCAGGCGCGGCCTTCGTCGCAACGGCGGTATCCCGTTCGGTGGTGGTCGGGGCGGAAGATGCGGCAGATTCAAGTTGCTTGATCATCGTCTGCGCAACACGCTTCTGCGAGGGCGTGGCATTGGGATCCGCCGCCTTCCTTTTCTGGACATCGATCTGCGCGGCGATTTCCTCCTTCGACATGGGCTTGGAAAACCAACCGGACACCGCGCTTTTCAACTCGCCCCATACCTGCGAGATATTATGCTCCAGAGCCCCTTTCAGGAAATCTTCCGGTGAGGTGGGGATCTGTCCTCTTTTAAGCATGCGCATGAAACCGCCGGAGATCCCGGTTTCCTCCAGCGCTTTTACGCCATTATTTGCGACCTTTTCGCCGACCTTGGCTTTCTCCAGTGCGTCCAGAGCATTTTTCGTCTTTTCCAGCGCCGGGATGGTCTTATCCATCAGCTGGTCGGTGAACTGCCGCCAGATGTTCGTGAGTTTCGTGCCGATGGTGGAGACAAGCCCTTCGCCCGTCTTTTCGGTAGCCTCCATCGCGCCCTTGAATTTGCCGAGCGCCTTTTCGACTTCATCCCATATCTCGATGTTCGACTTGCCGGCCTTCTGCATGTCCTGCAACTTCTGCGCGACCTCTGGCGTGAGGACGCCCATGTTGCGCAGTTCCGCCACCGCGCTGGAAAGAGGCTGGTCATCGCGGATGAACGCGTACAGGCGGGCGACCGCGTGGCCCATCGTCTCTACGGGGACGCCCACGGCGGCGGCGGCGTCGCCAACCATCTTGAGCGAATTGGAGAAGCCGAGGACGCCATCCGACATGATCATCATCTGCTTGGACGCCCTGGCGAACTCGTCGAGGGAGAAGGGCGGGGTGTCGCCAAGTTCCTTCAACTGCTGCATATGAACGCGGGCGGCGTCGATATCCTGCAACAGAAAGCGGAACGAGTTTGTCATGGTTTCGTATTTGAACGAGGAATCCATGGCGGAGCGGAGCGTGTTCCAGGCGGAAGTGGCGATATTGATGAGGGACTTCCACTTGAAAAAGAACTCCGTCCACGACCGCCCGGCGGAAACGGAAGCATTGTTCATCTTGTGCTTCGCGTCCTTGACGAGACCGTCTATATGCTTCTTCGCGGTGTCTACGCCGACGGCCTTGGTCGAAAGTTGTATGTCAATCGTGCGCTTCGCCATCGGACGCCTCCTTGTTCGCTTCGGCTTGCGCTTTTGCCTCCTTCTCCGCTTTCAGTCTGCGAAATATCTCGCGGAAGGTGAGATCGTAGTCGGCACGGAGGCGCGATTCGTCCTTTGTCATCTTCCGGCCCAATTCCACGGCGGCGGCTTCGCAGATGCGACCGACGCGGGATATGGTTTCGCCGCGCAAGGCGTCCGGCGCGACGTGCATGGAAGCGCAAGCCTCTGCGAGTCTCTTGTCCAATGCGGCGAGGTTTTCGGCGGCGACGGAAACGGATGCGCGGTGAAGCGCGGTCCCAGACCGCTCATCTTCACTATCAGGCTTGGCGGGTTGCGCGTCATCAAAGCCCGTGGCGGCGTAGCGGCAGGCGCGGAGTATCTCGTTCCGCGTGACAGGGAGGGACTTCGCCCATGCGGATACGGCCTTGTCGATTTGCTCGGCGGTGACGAGGGAATCGAAGAAATGCGGGTCGCGCCCGTGCGCCAACGCGAAAGCCCACAAGGTAAGTTCCGTTTCCTCGTTCGCGGCGGTGCGCATGGCATATTCGTGATACCACGAAAACGCCGCGAATGTAGGCTCGTAGAATGGCACGTCGCCCGCCCAGCCGATGCGCGGGAAGTTGGCGCAAGTGGTTTCCGCGCCATCCTTCAAGCGGAGGGCGATCTGGTTCAAGCGGTCGAAGTCCTCAAGCGTAGGGTTGTAGCCCTTCGCCTTGAGGTTTTCCCAATCGCCTTTTGCCAGTTCGGAAACCATGCGCAAGCCCTCCCGCGTTCAGCTATCAGGTTCCGCTTCCGCTTGAGTATTCCTCGCCAATCATCGGAAGCGAAATCGTGAATGTGTACTGCGTATATCCGCCTTCGGGGCAGGACTTGGCGACAGGCTCGCTAATGGTCGCGCCCGCAGCCGTTGCGGCGGCGGACAGCGCGATTGTCGGCGCGGTCGAGGCGTACCAATTCAGCGTATACGCGGCGGTTGCCATGCCGCCGTGAAGGTCGTAGTTCTTCAGGTCGCCCTTGGGTTGCGCCAACGTGAACTCTATCGGGAACTCCACGTTGACCGATTCCAAGCCGTAGTCCTCCGTATCGTCGGCGGCGGACGTTCCCTTCTTGATGGACGCGAAGCCGAGAATGTCCTGCGCACGGTGGCGGGGGGAGATGGAGAAGGACGGCAGTTCGTAGGCGCGGAGCTGGGTCGCGCCCGACTGCACCATCTGGCCGGAGGCGGTGACGGTCGGGGCGGAGCCGTTCTGCGTCGAAATCGAAATGCCGCCGAGCACGACGGGGGATGAATCAATCGCGGCGGCGATGACTTCACCAAGGTCGGGGAACGACGAGCTCGTGATTTCGTCCACGACGAGATAGCTCGCCGAGGGCGCGGCGGTCTCGCCCCACGAATCCACCACGGCGGCGTCGCCGTAGGTGTTCGCGCCGGAGGCGGACTGCTTTGAACGGTTCTCGTTCGATTCCGTGACCTTCAGGGCGTTGGATGTGGCGGTCTCTAGCCCGAAGTAATCTATGCCTGCGTTGAATGTCGCATTAGCCATTTTTTAATCTCCTTGGTTGGTGTTTACTTCGGACGATCTGCCCGAAATCGTGAAAGTGTAGGTTTTCGCCATGCCGCCCGTCTCGGCGTCCGTGTCCATGGCGGTCTGTGTGGTGTTCAGGATGAACTCGTCGCAGGCGAAGCCGTCGCCGGAAAGGGCGGCGCAACCATCGCCCAGAAGCGGGGAAAGGGCGGCGCGGACGGCGCGGCAGGTGTCGCGGAATCCCACGCCCGTCGCGTCATCGGCGTTGGCGTAGTGGACGGTCACGCGGGCGGAATAGGTGAATGGGACATGAGGCCCGCGCCAGTCGAGGTCTTGCGATGCCACATCCACGAAAACCGAGATGTAGGTGTCGGCGGAAAGTTTCTGCTCGCCTTCGGGGACGGCGGACAACGCGCCTATCACGTCCACGGCGGGGACGGCGGCGGCGAGGGCGGATATCAGTTTCGCCTCTATGGTTTCTTCGGGTTCGGTCATCGCGCCATCCTGTCTAGTTCGGTCTGCGGGAAAAGGTTGTGCTCCAAGCGGTTCGTGGCCTTGGCGATTGCCGCCGAAATCGCGGATTCCGGGCAGGCGTCCAGAATGTAGTCGAGGCGGTTCTTCAGGTTCGCCGCCGCGCCATCCTGCAACTGCGAAAAAAGCCCCTTGACATAATCGCGGGGGTTGCGGACTTCGCCGCGTGTGCGCTTCCATGTAAGGTCGCCCATCGAGGCGGTGGATGCGATATCGTGCGCAAGCCAACCCCATGACTTCTTGGCGAGACCATGGCGCGTGATGCCGCCGTGTAGTCTCAGAAGCTCGCGGAGTTCGGCGGACTTTGAACCGCCTTGCATCTTGCCGCCCTTGACGCGGTGGCGATCGGTGTAAACGAAATAATGATTCAAAGATTCCGCAGTCGTGCCGAGCTTGCGGGCGAGCATCCAACGACGGAGAAGGCGATGGTTTTTCTTGTTGTGGACGTACTTCGGGGAAAGATAAGAATAGTTCGCGGCGTATTCGGCGGGACGCTTGCGGATGCTGTCCGGCGCGACCTTGGTGTCCCGCCGGGCGGATTGGCAGATGTATATCGCCGCCCGTTTCACCTGCGCCCCCATGCGGCGGGGCATTTCGCGGGCGATGCGGTCGAAAAGGGATTCAAGCCGGGCGAGGGAAGCGGGATCGATCTGTGCGGTTACTTCCACCATGTCACACCCCCCCTCGGCCTTGCGGTGAGTATCCACCATCCATGATTGCGGACGGCCTGCGAGACGCGAAGGCGTATGTCGTAGACCGCGCCGTAGCGCGATGCCGTGAAAGAGAGTTCGTCGCCCGTCTGGGGCGGCGTGTTCTCCGGCCAATTCTCCGCCGCAACGCAGCAAGTCCAGGTCTGCGCGATGTTCGGCGCGGCGGCTTCGCCGTATGGATTCGGCAGCGCGGCGTTCTCCACGGCGAGGATGTCGAGCGGGAATCTAAGCGCAACCGCCGCCCCGTCGATGCGGTGCGTCCCCGTGTAGGTCGCGGCGCAATCGGTGAGCGGTTCGGAAAGGCCGACGGTGACGGACGCCGCCACGGGGTCTGTGCGGATTGCCGTGGTGAGGTGCGGAACGCCGTCCAATTCTATGAGCGACCCTTCCGCGATGTCCGGGAAGTCCGACCGCTTGCCTATCACGCGGCGGCGTTCCTGGGGCATTTCGTTGGTGACGGGTTCGCCGGACATTTCGATTGACGAAACGGACAAGACAATGCCGGACGCGCCGCCGTACCGCATTTCGTGTGCGGCGTCGGGGAGCGCGTCGGCAACATCCGCAATCGCGGATTCTATGTCTTGTACGAGGCCCATCGCGTCAGTAGCACAGTATGAAGGCGGAGGCCGTGGAAGCCTCGCCAAGCGAACCGACTTCAAGTTTGAGGTCGTAGGTAAGCCCATCTGCGGGGAATGCCACCATGCGCGTGAATGCGTTGGTGTCCGCGATGGTCTCGGCCACATACGGCGTCCAGCCGCCGGAGGCGGTGTTGGTCGTATACAAGGTCACATCCATCGTGCGCCCGGCGGCGGCGTCCGCAGAAACGACGACCGCGCCAATCCCTTTGAGGGAACGGGCGGCGAATGTCACGGCGTTCGTCGTGCCGGCGGTGATGGACTGCGGCGCGATGACGGGTATCACGTTCGGGGCCTTCGTCACGTCGAACGCGGCGAGGGCGGCGAGGGCGGATATCGCAATCGCGGCAAATATGGATTTCTTCATTTCTGCTCCTTCGTGGAGTTGGCCCGGCGGCGGGGAGAATGCGACCGCCGCCGGGCTTGGGGTAGGATTAGGATCAGGAGAGTACCGTGTTGCCGACGGCGAACGCGGCGGCGTGACGGACGAGGTAGTCGCAATCCTGAAGGGCCACGACGCGGAGCGCACCCGTGTTGCTGAGGGTGTACGGGTCGACGCGGATATCCGTGCCGCTCCAGAGCGCGAGAACGAGCTGCGAGAAGTCACCGAACAGGAGCTTCTTGGCGGGGGCAAGCGTCGTGTCGAGGAAGCGGTAGCCCTCGCAGAACGCCTCGCCGCGCAACTGCTCCAGCAGGTACTTGCCGAGGCCGACGGTGATATCGCCGCTGCTTCCCGTGGTCGTGAAGGAATCCATCGTCGTGCGGAGGATGGCCTTCACGGCGGGGGTGGCGATCCACGCCATGCTCTCGCTTCCGGCGTTCGCGCTCTCGATGGCCGACCACATATCAACCAACTTGGAGAGGGTGGGCGCACCCGCGACGAAGTTGACGGAGCCGACGCCGACCGTGTTCACGATGCCCGTGGGCTGCGCGTCCGCACCCGTCCCGGAGTAGCCCGCCGTCTCGAGCAGATAGCGGAGGGCGCGGTCGAGGGATTCGACCGTGTAGGCTTCGGCGGAAATGCTGGACTGCAACAGCATCTTGCGGGAGATGTCCGTGTATGCGGACGCGGTGTGCGGCGTCCCCGTGACCTGCCCCAGAGTGGAGACGGTGGCGTTGGCCGTGCCGTTCTCGGCAATCCATCCGCCCTGCGAAAGTCCGCCCTTCGGGATGGCGATGTCGCCACGGAGGCCCGTGATGGTGCGCATACCCGCCTCGGTGAGACGCATTTTCGCAACGAGCGGCTCGATGTACTCGCTAGCGAGAAGGTCGGTCGCCACGAAGTTGGAACCGTTGCTGTCGCCCACGACGAAGTTGGGCGGCGTGATGGCGCGTTCGCCGTGGATGAAGTTCGGGATGTACATCCCCTGCGCGGCGCGGCCAGTCTGCTTGGCGATTTCCTCGCTGACTTCGCGCTCGTATCCGGCGTCCACCTTGGGATCGACCATGGACAGGATGGCGCGGTGGATGGAGTAGTGCTTGCGGACGGCCTTGGCCTCGCTCTCGTCGAAGGCGCGGCGCGTGTCCGTGACAGGCGGGGTGTCGGGCTTCTTGGCGCGTTCGGCCTTGGCCTTCTCCAGCGCGGAGATGGCGAGGGAACGGAACTCGTCAAACGACTTGCCGCTCTTGATGTGTTCGTCAACGGCGCCAGCGTCCATGTCCGCCGCGCGGGCGAGACGATACATTTCGCTGACGTTCTCGGCGGTGAGAACCGCCTTGTTCTCTTCTGTTTTGGCTTCCATTATCTGGAACTCCTTGGCGGTTCTTCCGCCTTTGTGGTTTGTGTTTTCCTCGCTCCTTGCCACACCCACGCGGGTATCGGCAGGAACGGGGACGAAAGATGCTTCATACGGCGTCCATGATGTAGCGCGGTAGACGGGGAGGCCGTCACGGACTTCGCCCGTGTTCTCCCAGCGGTTCACCATGTAGCCGACGGACATATTGCGGCGGATTCCGGCGATGGCGTCGGCCTTTATCTCCTGTGCGCGGTCGCCGCAACCGAACTCGATTTCCCCCGTGATCTTGCCGTCGCGGACTTCAGGGGAGCGCATGATTCCTATCTGGTCGCCGTTGTGCGTGTCCTGGATTACAAGCCCGTCCGCCATGCGGGAACGGTCTATCTCGCCTTCGCCATGGCCGAGGATTTCGTAGGCGCGAATCCAGCGGTCTTGCTCTTCATCGAAAACATATTCCTCAACGGGCGATTCAGATGAGACGGATGCGCGGACGGTGCGGACTTCCTCGTCGCAACCTTCGCGCTTCTCCGCGTGGACTTCAAAACTTGCGGCGCGGAAACGCTGCCCGCGCTCCGCTATTTCCTCACGCACCTGCGGCGCGGTCGGTTCGTCAACCTTGCGCGTCTTGCGCGGCTTGGCTCGTCTCGCCATTGCTTTCCTCCTGTTGGTTGGTGTCTTTTACGATGTTGTCGGCGGTCGCCGTCTGCGTCCCAAGGCCGTTGCCGACGGTGACAAGTCCGGCCTCCATCTTCGGGAGCGCGATACGGCGGGCCTCCGTGATGTTGTCGTCGATGTCGTTTCCGTATTCCGCCGCGACCTCGGCGTCCGTGCGCCAGCCGTGCGCTACGGCGATGACGGCGGCGTTGACCTCGGCGGTCGGTTCAATCCATCCCCAGCGGCGGCCTTGGAACTCATGGTCGCCCAGACGGCGGTAATCGTTGTCAAAGGTGTAATCGCCGGAGGCGGAAAGGCGGAGGAACGAGCGCAGCCATGCGTAGTAGAGGCGGTTCAGGACGAGCGCGGCGACGGTGCGCTGCCTGTCCTTGTACATCTCGCGCGTGCGGATCATGGACTGCCGCGCCACGGCGGATATCGTGCCGTCGCCGTTCCCGGTCAGCTCCGCGTAGTCCACGCCGAGCCCCGTGGAGATGAGCCGCTGAAGGTTGCGGGAGAAATCCACCCAGCCACGATTTGGATGTGCGGGAGTATACGCATTCATTTTGTAGCCGGGCGGAAGTGTGAGAAATTCGCCGTTCTTCACGATCTCCATCGCCTTCTTGCGCTGGTCGTTGTTGACGGTGTATTGCGCCTGCCCGTCGAAGTACGGCGATTCCATCACGGCCATGGTGCAGGCTTCGAACCGCGCGGCGGTGAGTTCCGCCTTGGTGTATTCGTCGAGCATCTTGAGCGGGACAAGCGCGGAATAGCCAAGGGGGACGCCGCGAATCTGCCCGGCGTCGTGCCGTTCGAAAAGGTGTATCACATACTGCGCGGGAATGCGGAGGCGCGTCTTGCCGCGATAGAGTATGTCGCCGTAGCCGTCCGCGCGTTGCCCGTTGAAGTAGTAGGCGACGGGCGCGGTAGAATCGCGCCGGAACTCTATCCCGCCGCGCACGACCGTGTTATCGTCGATTTCCATGTTGACGGTTTCATCTACGCAATCGGAGCGGATGAGGCGGAGGGATACGCCGTAGGGATTCTGGGCGGAAAGGTCGAGAAGCATGAACGCCTCGCCGTCCCGCGTCCAATTCTCCACGGCAAGCGCGAGAAGTTGCGTCAGGTTCTGGCGGCGTCCCGTGTCCACGAAAAGCGGATTGCGAGACCAACGCCACCAATGATATTCCAGGAACCGGGCGGCGTCGCGGTCGATTTCTTCGGGGTGCGCTTCGTCGGAGAAGGGGAGGGCCTTGAAACGGAATCCGTCGCCCACGACATTCTCGCGCATGAGTTGGATATACCGGGCGTAGAGCGGGGAGTTCTTCGCCATGTCGCGGGAGCGGGCGCGGATGGAAGGCAACGCGCCTATCACGTCCATGTTGTCGAAACCGCCGTCCCAATGCCACGCGGCCAACTCCCGCAAGGGGAGCTGCGCGTCGAATGCGCGTTCGCGCAGATACCCCACGAACCGATCCATTGCGGTCGCGGCGGAATCGTCGGGCGCGGGCTTCGCCTTGCGTGAGAAGGGCCAGAGTTTCATTGCAACGCGACCTCCGTTCTGTACGGGCCGATTACGGCGACGCCGCCGGATTCCTGCGCGGAGGCGAGGGATTCGTAATACCCGCGCCACTTCATCATCTCGTCGAAGGTCTTGTCCTGCAGGGAGATTTCCCCGACCGTGACGGAGTATTTGCCGTTGGCGGCGACCTTCTGCATGGCGGCGTCGATGGCGGCGACGGCGGCGCGGTAGGGGGAAACGAGAAGTTGCACCACGAAACAGCCGGACGATATAACGGAGCCGTCCGCGAAGATGGCGTAATTTACGCGGCCCGAAAGGCCCGTGGTGGTGATGGACACAGACCACACGCCTTCGGCCTTCGCCATGACGGCGGACAACGAGCCATAGGCGAGGTGGACGGCGGAATAGCCGTCATCGGCAACCGCGAAGGTCGCCGTCTCGCCGGATATGTAGATGTCCTTTGTCGCGCTCATGCACGAGCAGAATAGCATAAAAACGCGCAAGAAAAATGTTGCGCGTTCCTTTTCTTCCGCCCGGCGGAAAAATGCGACAAAAACGGCGGGGTCGCCCGTTGTGCGGACGGCCTCGCGCTGTCACCCCGCGCCGTGAGGCGTCAGTTGAATATGAAAATCTGCTTTGCGCCGCAGGCGCGGCAGGTGCAATGCTGCACCCTCGCCCCGGCGGGATTCTCGCGGGAATCGTTCGTCTCAAAGTCCGTGCCGCCGCAGTTGTGGCAACGGCGGCGGGTAAGGCGTATCACCTTCGCGGGCGCGGAAGGCTTGGGGTCGCGGTTCGCCGGTTGCGGGTCGCGGTTGCGGATTTCGTTCTTTCTCGGTCTTGCCATGATGGCTCCTTTCGTTTCGGTTGTTAAATTCAAAATGTCCATTCCAGCGGCTTGTTGCGGTCTACGAATCCGCCGCTTGTTGATAGCCCATAGAATCCGGCAATCGCAAAGCACATGTAAAATGCGTCGCCTAGGTCGTGGCGGTAGTTTTCCTCCCATATGTATGAATGCTTCTCTTGCGAGGCTATGGTCTTGGCGCGTAGGACTTCGCCGCACAGTTGCATCGCCAGTTCGTCATGGTCTGCGGGTGCGCCGCCTCGCTTGCCGAAAAGCGAAACGCCGCCCGGTGCGCCCACGGCGGAAAGAAAAGTCTTTTGCGCGGTTTCCTCGTAGATGTCCTTATTGAAGAAAACATGTTCCTTGCGCGTCGCCTTGTCCCATGCCAGAACGGTGTTGTTCAATCCGGGGACTTTCGGGAACTTGCGCGTAGTGACGCGGGGATTGAACTCGCGGTCGGTGCGTCCCAGAAGGGCGAGAGCGGGAAAGCCGACGGCATCGCGGCACTTGAAAGTGAAATCCGTGACGGGGCGGAATTGGTTGCCGCTTGCATCAATACCCCAATGGAAATCCGGCCCCTTCGGGGACAGGCCGCGCTCGGTCAGTTCACGGGCCACGTCCACAAGGCGCGAATAGACGGCTTGCTCGAACTCGGTGTCGTTCGCGTTGCCGGGGATGTGGCACGGCGTGAGCCACCAATCGATCACGGTTGCGGTGCGGTTGCCGTCGAACGCCACGGCGACGGACGAGAGCGCGTATGAAGGGTTGATGTCGGTCGCGGCACAGACCATGACCGTGTTCGGCGGGACGGTCGCGGCGGGAAGGGTGGGCGAGGTATGCGCGATCACCATCTCCGGCGTGATGCGGACAACCGCCTCGTCGCGGTGCGGGTTCATCTGGTATTCCGCGTCGAACGCAGCCGCGCCGCGTGTAAAGTAGAGAATCATGCCGTGTTCGATTGCGCTGATCTCGTTCGGGCGGAAGTTGCCGGGATTCAGCACCACGGCCCCCGCGTCCATTTCGGCGCGATGTTCCATGTAGAACGCATTGCAGGCGGGGTGCGGGTCGCGCTTCTCCACGGCGTTCTCATGCCGCCAGATACGGGCGAACTCCTGCCACAATCCCTCTTCGGCGTTCGGGTCGAAAAACGCGGGGAACTTCTCGAAAAGGCGGAACGTCTCGGTGCGCCAATAGGGGTCGGCGGCGAACTTCTCCGAAAGGTCATCCGGCTTGATGGGCGTGGAAGTCATCAACACGGCGGAAATGTCCGTGTGCGAATCGCCGCCGAGGAAGTCCGCCTTGACGGTTGCGATTGCCTCGCGTATGCGGTCGGGATTCCCGGCGATGTCACGGTCTTGGAGGTCATCGAAGATTATCAGGTCGGGGCGCACGTCGCCTTGGACTTCGCCGCGAATGTTGGACGAAAAGCCGATGGCGATGAAGGTCGCACCGGACGATGCCGTCGGCATTCCGTCGATCTCCACGGTGGGAAGGTGGAACTCGCCGGAGGATTTCTGCATCCCGACAGATTCGCCGCGATACATGATGGACGGGGCCTTGCGCGGGTTGCCCTTCGTCCGTTGGATGAATACGGCGATCTCGGGGAAGTCGGCGGCGAAGCGCGGCGAACGGGAGAGGCAGTTCCAAACGTCGCGGATGATGTTCTCGGCCTTGCGGGCGTTCGCGGCCACGGCCTCCAGGAATCGCGCGCGGCCAGTCGCCAACGCCCACATGGTGACGCCCTTGACGTATGAGGATTTTCCGAAGCCGCGCGGCATACGGATATGGTAGGGGTTGCCGGACGTGACGCACGTTTGCATAGTGTGGATGATTCGCCGCATGGACGCGGGGACGAGCTTTTTCAGGAAGCCGCCACGGCAGGCGGTGCAGTAGTGGCGGATGAAGAAAAGGGCGGAGCGTTCGGCATGGCGGCGGCGCATGGGGTTGGCGACGGGCGGAATGTCCTCGACGTTGTAGCGGCGGGCGGTGGACGCGGCCACCTTGTCGGCGTTGGACATGGGGCCGTGCGCCGCCTTGTCGCGGCGGCGTTTCGCTTCCAGAAGGTCATGGCGGACGCGGGCGGCGCGGAAGGCGCGAAGCTCCTTCTCGTTCATCGCGCGTCCTATCGTGGCCTCCACGCCCTGCTGGCCGATTCCCGCAAGGGCGAGCTGTTTTATCTGTTCAATCTTCTTCATCCAGTCACCTTGAGAACCTTGCGGACGGGTTTAGACTTGCCTCTGAAAAGAAAAGTCGCAAGTTTTCTGCTTTTGGTAGATAATATCGTTTTCGGATTCTTTTGCATTTCCAGTTTCGATAATTTAGAACCGCAATGCATCGGCCCGTATGAACGGAAAATCCACTTGCTCGACCTTTGCAGTTTCGCAATTAGGTTTTTCGCGCTTGTTGAAATGCTGAATAGAAAACCTTGTCCATCTATTATTTCCGCGACCGCGTCCAAAAACGCCCCCCCCCACCCCGACGCCCTGCCAGTCCGGCAGAACCACAAGGCGAGACACGCGCTTGATGTTTTGTATCGGGTGCGGCTGGTGAAGCGCGCACAGGATTCGCGTTAAGCCGGAACTCATGCCGCTCCGCCTCGCTCATGGCCGTGATGTCCTGGAACCATTCGGCGGGAACCTCGCCGTCCTCGCCGTATGCCGCCTTTAGGCAACGCAGACGCTTATTGCCGCTAACGACCATGCACCCGCCGCCCGGCGCGTCCGTGACATATGCAATCCGCATGGCCGTAAGCCCCAGCGGGACGCGCTTCAACTTTCCCGCCAGACGGGCGATTTCCTCATCCGTCGCAACGCTCACGTTGTCGGGGTCTTCCCTAAATTGCCCAAGGCGCACCGTGCGCGGCTTGTCCGCCGCCATTCCGGCCTTCGGCATGGCCTTTGCCGCCTGCGGCGCGGGTTGCGCCGTGGCGCGTCCATGTTTGGCGGGGCTTGCCGCCCGTTTCGCGGCTTCTGCCGCTGTTTTCCTACCGCTACGCGGCGTTTTCTTCGGTTTGTCTTTCATTTTTCGCTCCATTATGGGTGTTATTGTCGGTTAGGTATCAAAAAAGCAAGAT